GCCGAACAGCCTTGTTTATGGTACAAAGGAGTAAAGGAGCGTAGCGTATGAGCGTATCGAATAATTTAATATCCGATATGCGCGCTGTACTCCGAATTAACCACGATATGTACGACGACGAAATTTCCGCACTAATCGAAGCGGCTAAAACCGATTTGAGAATAGGCGGAATTTCACCGTCGAAAACGGAGGACGAAAACGACGCTCTCATTAAGAGGGCTATAACGACATACGTTAAAGCTGAATTTGGTTTAGATAATGCGGACGCGGAGAAATACCGCGCCGCATATCAAGCCATTAGAACGCGTTTAATGTTATCCTCCGAATACCGAGAGGGGTAATGCTATGTTATGGCGCGATATTGGTTATTTGGTTAAAGAAACAGAGAAACTCGACAAGTTCCGAAAGCCATACAGCGAAACCACACGACGCCTCGTGTATTGTAATAAAAAAAGTATCCGCCAGAGCGAATTTTACCAGGCACAGGCGCAAGGCTTTAAGCCCGAGTTAATGTTTGAAATACGTTCCGAGGAATACCGAGGAGAGGAATATTTCGACTTTAACAAAACGCGTTACCGCATTTTGAGAACATACGACAGAAACGGAGAAATTACCGAGCTCGTGTGCTCCTCGTTAGTGGTAGAAAATAGCCAGAGCGGCGCATAGCGAGGAGGTATGGCAATTATGAAAGCTGTAGACGCGAGCGCTTTTGTTTCAGCGATTACAAATAGAATAAACGACAATGTTTGCACTTGCTACTTTGAGGAGGCGCCTAAAAAAGCCCGTTTTATCTACGCCGTAATAAGTGGAGAGTTAATAAACGATTTAGAGGCGGCGGAAAGCGGAAAAATGATAACGTTTGACGTCGATATATATGCAGACGAAAAGGAGCCGACGGCGACGACGGAGCTCCTGGCGACGTGCGATAAACTCCAGAACGATATAGCTCTTAATAACTTATTATCAAACGAAGATGTTTTTTATGCACATTTAGGCATAGAAAGCCAGAGCGGGCGTAACGAATCCGAAGCGGATTTATACCATAAGCGCGTATCAATGTCAGCAAGAATTTTTTTTATAGGAGGCTAAATTATGGCTCAAAATTTAACAAAAGTCGAGGTTGAAAAAATCCAGATTGAGGAGAGCGTAAATTATATCAATTTTGGACTTGAAACCGAGAGAATGATAGGAATTACCCGCGGCGGCTCCGAGTTTACCGTTACGAACACAGTTCGCGACATTGAGTACGACGGCAGACGCGGCAAGACAAAAGGACTCCAGGTTATAGAAGCCCAGGAGGCAAAGTTAAAATTAACTACTATTTGCTCCTCACAGGAAAATATAGCGCTCTCTATTCCTGGTTGCGAGGTAACAGACCAGGACGGAAAAATTATCATTGAGAACGGCGACAATACAGTTATTGCCGAGGCGGACTACTTGGATAATATTACGTCCTTTGCAAAAACCCTCGACGGCAAATATAAAAAAATCACCATTAAAAACGCTATGCACGAGGGCGCGTTTACCTCAAAGGCACAGCAGAAAGCCGAGGGAGAAATAGCGTTAGAGTTTGACGCTCATTTTAACCCCTACGACGTAACAGAGAAAATCTGGCGTATTGAGGACATAGACTCTATACCCGTAGCACAGGGGGGTAAATAATGCTTACTATTCAAACTGTACCACAGTTATTTAAGATTATTTCAAAGCTCGACGCAAAGCCTATTATTGAGAGGTTAAAAGACCTCGACGTATGGGACGAAAACGCAAAAGACGAGAACGGAGAACCTATAAAAACCCTCGACAGAGAAAAAGTCGGGATTTTGGCGTTTGAAATTCTCGCCGAGGTTACTCCCCAGCTTGACAAAATCGGCGCCGACGTCCCCGAACTGATAGCGCTATATAAAAATATTTCCGTCGAGGAGGCAAATAAACTCGATTTCGCCGAGGTGCTTAACGAGCTTATTAACGACGACGGTGTAGTAAATTTTTTCAAAGTTGCGTTCAAGAAGAAAGCCGAGCAAGGGTAATTTATTTATTAAATAAATATTACTCCTGGGAACTAATAAAGCCTCTCCCTCTGTCGGAGCTCGGCTCGTTGCTAAAACTCGCAAACGAAAAAGAGTTAGAGGCTGTATTATATCCTCTCTGGCTCTCACATCATACAGCGCAACAAATAACGGGCGGAGAGGTAGTTTCCTATTCGGAACTTTTAGGACGCGTAAAGGACAAAGAGGACACCAAAGCAAAGCCTCAACGCTCCGTAAACGAAATTACAAGCGAATTTGCGCCTATAATAGAGGCTCAAAGGAGAAAGGAGGCGGCTACTAATGGCTAATATATTTTCGCTCTATGGCTCTATATTCATTGATAACGAAAAAGCGAATAAAGGCATAGACGAAACCACAAAAAAAGGCGAAACGGCGGGCTCTAAAGTAGGCTCCGCCTTTGGAAATATCGCAAAAACAGCGGTAGCAACGGGAACGGCTGTAGTAGGCGCCGCAACGGCGCTCGGAGGAGCCGCGCTCGGAGCGGCTGAAAAACTTTCAGCTCACGCCGACGAAATAGACAAAGTTAGTCAAAAGCTCGGATTATCCCGAGAAGCATACCAGGAATGGGACTATGTATTAAGCCAGGCGGGCGTAGAAATTACATCTATGCAAACAGGCTTAAAAACATTAACTAACAAATTGGACGACGCTAAAAACGGTTCCTCCTCTGCTACGGCTATGTTTGAAAAACTCGGATTATCTATGTCCGACTTACAGAATATGAGCCGTGAGGACGCGTTTAACGCAGTAATAACAGCTATGCAAGGAATGGAGGACTCGACAGAGCGCGCGGCTCTTGCTAATGACCTATTTGGAAAAAGCGGACAGGAATTAACGGCGCTCTTTAATACGTCGGCAGAGGCTACAGAAAACCTAAAAAACAAAGCTCACGAACTCGGTATGGTAATGAGCGACGAAGCGGTTACGGCGGGCGTAAACTTTACGGACGCTATGGATACATTAAAACGCTCTGGAGAGGGTTTGTTTATGTCCTTTGCGAGCGGCTTAATGCCTATAATTCAATCCGTCGTTGATATTTTAATAGCGAATATGCCTACAATACAGGCGGTAATTAGTCAAATGGCGCCTATTATAACCTCATTATTTGAGCAGTTAATGCCGCCGTTAATGGAACTCGGACAAACGCTGTTCCCGATTCTCATTGACTTGATAATGCAAATTATACCGCCGTGTATGGAAATAATATCGGCTGTATTGCCTGTTATAACGCAGTTGTTACAGATGTTATTACCGCCTATTTTGCAAATTGTAGAAATGGTATTACCGTTATTATTGAGTCTAATAGAGCCTATTTTACCACTATTAGAGCCTATTATAGCTCTGTTACAGCCGTTAATTGACTTACTTATGGCAATTATAACGCCTCTCGTTGAAATTTTGAACGCTATTCTCCCTCCTTTAATAGCGGTAATATCTAAAGTTATCGAAATAGCTTTAGTGCCTTTACAGGGTGCTTTTACCGTTTTAGCGGGGATTTTAAGCGGGACAGTTACGGCGGCGTTTGCACACGTCCAGAATATAATAGATACAGCAAAAGGCGTTATGTCGGGCTTAATTGATTTCGTAAAAAATGTATTTACGGGAAATTGGCGCGGCGCCTGGGAAGCTGTTAAAAATATATTCTCGTCCGTGTTTGACGGCATAAAAAACGCCTTTAAGATTCCTATAAATTGGATTATAGACGGTATTAACTCGTTTATTAGAGGCTTAAATAAATTAAAAATTCCCGATTGGGTTCCTGGCGTGGGCGGAAAAGGAATCAATATAGGAACTATCCCGCGTTTGCGTGTGGGTATTGATTACGTCCCGTATGACGATTTCCCCGCGCTGTTGCATAAGGGCGAGCGAGTTTTAACCGCGTCCGAAGCAAAAGCCCAGGAAAAACAGCAAAGCGCCGAAACATCAAAAACCGCCTCCCCTGTATCCCTGGAAATGAACCTCAATATAGAGAATTTCAATAACCAGAGCGACAGAGATATAAAATCCCTCATTGACGAGATTATGATTCTTATTGAGGAATATTTAAGGAGGAAAGGTTTAGTATGGGCGTAGTTGATAACTTGAATTATTTTCGTTTTGGGAGTATGGATACACGCGACAATAGTATAGTTGTACTCTCGAAAACCAGACACAACGCGCCCGCCCGAGTGGTAACGAAACAAAGCGTCCCAGGGCGGAGCGGTGATTTGATTATAGACGAGGAAAGGTTCGAGAATGTAGAAATTTCCTACACTATCTCAACCGTTCCGAGCTCGCATTTTGAATTAAAGGAAATAGCTCGTCGCCTTAAAGGCTTTTTAAGCGCGAAAGGCGGGTATTTGAAGCTATACGACTCCTACGACCAGGATTATTTTAGGTATGCGGCATTTAATAACTCCCTCGACATAGAGGAGGTTTTACCCGAACTCGGTGAATGTGAAATAGTTTTCGATTGTAAACCGTTTCAGTATGCCATAGTGGGACAGGCGCCTATTATATTGGATTCTGGAAGCATTGAGCTATATAACCGAGAGGCGTTCGACAGCAAGCCGTATATAAAAATTTACGGGAGCGGGACGGGCTCTCTGTACGTCAATAACCAGAGCTTTAATTTCTCGGATATAGACGAATACATAGAGCTTGACTCGGAAATAAAAGACGCTTACAAAGGTTTAACCCCTCAAAATAGCAAAATGAACGGAGCAGAGTTCCCTACATTCACTCCAGGAATAAACGTCGTTTCGTTTTCTGGAGGAATTACGAGCATTGAAATTATACCGAGGTGGGCGACGTTATGATTCCTGTATTATACAAAGCAACAGAAACAAAATTTAATAATAACGGCGTCGGTTTATTGGTGGATTCTATTTCGTGCAACGTTACCGAGGAAAAAAACGGAGTTTATGAGTTGGAGTTACAATACCCCATAGACGGACAGTATTTTTCCAAAATAGAGGACGGCTGTATTATTAAGGCAAAACCGAACGAGAACTCGGAGCCGCAGTTATTCTCTATATATAACCATTCAAAGCCTATCGGCGGAATTTGCACGTTTCGCGGAGAGCATATTTCGTATAAGCTAAACGGGCTCCCTGTAAAGAGGTTTAACGCCGCGGGTGTTACTCCTCTTTCGGCTATGAATACTATGTTAAATTCGGCAGCGGAAATTACAGAGCATAATTTCAAAGCCTGGAGCGACATAGCGGAGGTCGGCGCTACAGGGACAGAGGTTCCGTGTTCTGTTAGAGCTTGCTTGGGCGGAAACGAGAACTCGTTTCTCAACGTCTGGGGCGGAGAGTTTGAGTTTGATAATTT